AAGAAAGCACTATCTTTATTAGATAATAAATTAAAATTAAATACTATTGACTATAAGTTCGTTGCAAATATACATGACGAATGGCAAGTTGAAGTGAGGGAATCTCAGGCAGACTTTGTAGGACTTCGTGCAGTCGAAGCTATAACAGAAGCAGGAGAACATTTTAATCTTCGCTGTCCTTTAGATGGTGAATACAAAATAGGAGATAACTGGAGTGAGACACATTAAATCACATAGTAGAAAAGGAGATATTGCAGAATTAAAGGCAGTTACTTTTTTATTAGAAAAAGGTTATGAAGTTTTTAGAAACTATGGTTGTGATGGACCAGTAGATATTGTAGCAATAGATAAAGAAAACAATGTCAGTTTAATAGATGTTAAAACTTTAGTAGGTAATTATGCTACTAAACAAAGAACATCTAAACAAAAAAAATTAGGAGTAAAAATACTAGGATATAATCCAGAAACAAAGAATATAAAATTTGTAAATCATAGAGGAGATTGTAATGAAGTACACTAAACCAAATGATAGTAGTAGAAAAGGAGACATGGCAGAGTTCTATGCAGTTACTTGGCTATGGGATAATGGGTACGAAGTTTTTAAAAACTGCGGCTGTACTGGTCCAGTAGATTTAATAGCTAGAGACAAAGATGGTAACATTAGTCTAATAGATGTTAAATGTGCTCAACCCCAACTACATAAAGAGACAGGTAACAATGTTACCAAATCTGGTAGTAGAAGCAAAGAACAAGTAAACATGGGCGTTAAGATATTACAGTTTAATTCTAAGACTAGAAAATTAAGATTTATTAATCACACATCATGAAAAAATTAGATAACTTAGTAGAGGATATTTATTCTAAGCTTTCCGTTTTAGGAGAAGGTAAGTCTCTTGATGCTAGTCCTGAAGATATAGATGCTTTAGGAGAAAGTATTAAAGAAGTTCTACATCACTGGGCTAACCCGTCTCCAAGAAGTTCTGACATGTTAAGAATGTCTAACATTGGAAAACCTACTAGGCAACTATGGTATGATTTAAAATCAGAGAATGAATCTACTGAGTCTTTACCTCCTCCGGTGTTTATTAAATTTTTATACGGACACCTACTAGAGGAAGTATTATTATTCTTAGTAAAGATTTCTGGACACGAAGTAGATAACGAACAGAAAGAGGTTACTGTTTCAGGAATAAAAGGACATATGGACTGTACTATAGACGGAGAAGTAGTAGATGTTAAGACTGCTTCAGGCTTTGCTTTCAAGAAATTTAAAGACGGCACGTTAGCAGAGCAAGATACCTTCGGCTATCTTCCACAACTTGCAGGTTACGAAGAAGCTGAAGGTACAAATAAAGGAGGCTTCCTAGCCATGAATAAAGAAACAGGAGAGTTAGCTTTATTCAGACCGTCTGACTTTGATAAACCAAATATTAAAAAGAAAATAAGAGATGTTAAGAAAGCAATAAAGCTTGACAAACCACCTCAGAGATGTTATAATGCAGAACCAGAAGGCAGCTCTGGTAATATGAAACTTGCTAAAGGATGCGTATATTGCAGACATAAGTTTGAATGTCATTCAGATGCTAACGATGGACTTGGTCTAAGAGTATTTAAATATGCAAGAGGTTATACTTATTTAACACAAACACCAAAACCACCTAAAGTTATAGAGGTTACACATGAATGGCAGAAAAGCAAAAAGACTACGTAAACATTCTAAACAATTATTAATAAGATGGATTAGGTCTATGACTCCTGAAGGAGAAGACGCAACTAAAATTACTGCAGAAAATTTACATGAATTTTTACCAGAAGATACTCACATATTTGCTAATAATAAATTTATGGTTAGTGCTTATAGTCTCAGATGGTTCTATAAAAAAGTAAAAGAAAATCCTAATGCTACATTAGAGGAGATAATGAATGGCTCGTAGAAAACCTAGAAAGGTAAGACCTAAAGATAAAAATGCACCTAGAGGATACGATAGTTTATGGGAATATGAAATACATCAAAGACTGTTCGGAGACTGGTTACACCATTACGATACTATAAAATATAATGTTCCTAAAAAATATGAACCTGATTTTGTAAAAGTATTTGAAGAAGATAAAGTTATTCTAATAGAAGCTAAAGGAAGATTCTGGGATTATGCAGAGTATAGTAAATATATACATGTCAGAGATGCGTTAGAAGATAATGCTGAACTGGTTTTCTTTTTTCAAAAACCTTTAGCACCTATGCCTCAGTCTAAAAAACGTAGAGACGGAACTAAAAGAACCCATGCTGAGTGGGCTGAAGCAAATAACTTTAGATGGTTTGATGAAGATACACTACCGGAGGAATGGAGAAATGACTCAACACAAAACAATTAATGATGTAATAATAAAACAAGAAAGAGATTTAGAAATAGAAAAAGAAAGAGACATGGTTAACAATCCTAAACATTATAATACAGGAGAGATTGAATGTATAGATGCTATTGACTCTATGTTAACCTCAGAAGAATTTATAGGATACTTACGAGGTAATTCTTTAAAGTATCGTTGGCGATTTAGATATAAAAACGGTACTGAAGATTTAAAAAAAGCAGAATGGTATGAAAAAAGACTATTAGAATTATTAGACAAAATAGAATATTACAGATAAAAATTATGGTAGAAGATAAAGTAGGACACAAACCTTATTTAGGTATTGAGATAAATTACGATAAAGAAAAAAAGCTAGACAAGTTTAGTTTAGATACATTAAGAGATAGATATTTCTGGGAGGAAGAAACACATGCACAAGAAGCTTTCGCAAGGGCTGCAGTATTTGCTGCCACCTTCAAGGGTGTTACGGATTATGAAATGGCTCAAAGACTTTACAACTACAGTTCCGATTGTTGGTTCATGTTTAGCACTCCTATACTTAGTAACGGGGGTACAACTCGTGGGCTTCCTATTAGCTGTTTCCTCAATTATGTACCTGATAGTAGGGATGGTCTATCTGCTCACTATGATGAAAACATATGGTTGGCTAGTTCAGGTGGAGGCATTGGTGGATATTGGGGAGACATTAGGAGTAATGGTATTTCTACTTCTTCAGGCAGTCGTTCTACTGGTTCTATTCCTTTCATTCACGTAGTTGATTCTCAGATGTTAGCCTTTAATCAAGGTGTTACTAGAAGAGGTAGCTATGCTGCTTACATGGATATATCTCATCCAGAGATTGAAGAGTTCATTAACATGAGGAAAGAATCTGGTGGCGATATAAATAGAAAGTGTTTAAACTTACACAACGGTATTAACATTACTAATGATTTTTTAAAAGCTGTAAGAGACGATTTAGATTGGAGATTGATAGACCCTAAAACAAATGAAGCTGTTAAAACTATAAATGCTAGAGAGTTATGGTGGCAGATTATCTATGCAAGAGCAGAAACAGGAGAGCCTTACATGATAAACATAGACAACTGTAACGATGCTTTACCTCAAGGACAAAAAGATTTAGGTTTAGAAATAAAACAAAGTAACCTATGTTCAGAAATAACTTTACCTACTAACGAAGAAAGAACAGCAGTATGTTGTTTGTCTAGTGTTAACTTAGAGCATTATGATGAATGGTCTAAAGACGATTACTTTATAAAAGATTTAATAACTATGTTAGATAATGTTCTACAACATTTTATTGAGAATGCTATTGACACATCACAACTGGGAGAATATAATGCAAACTTTAAAAGATTTAAAGGATATGTCAAAGAAGGTAAAGAAGGCTTTACAAAAGCTGCTTACTCAGCTTACAGAGAACGTTCTTTGGGATTGGGTGCGATGGGTTTTCATGCCTATCTACAATCAAACGGAATTCCTTTTGAAGGAATCCAAGCTACGGGATTCAACTATCAAGCGTTTAAACATATTAAAAAGAAAGCTACGAAAGCTAGTGAGGAACTGGCTGATATTCGTGGTGAAGCACCTGATGTATCTGGTTCTGGGATGCGTAATGCTAATCTCCTTGCCGTTGCTCCTAACGCTAGTAGTAGTATTATATGTGCTGGTACGTCTCCCTCAGTAGAACCTTATCGAGCAAACGTCTTTACTCATAAAACTTTATCAGGTTCTTATCAAGTAAAAAATAAATACTTAGAAAAAGTTTTAAGAAGTAAAGGATTGAAAGGAGAAGAACTTGACAACGTTTGGAAAGACATTGCCGGTAAAAACGGTTCAATACAACATCTGTCTATGTTAGACGATACTGAAAAAGAATTATTTAAAACTGCAAATGAGATAAATCAAATATGGATTATTGAACATGCCCATAAAAGACAAGAGTTTCTTTGTCAGAGTCAGTCAATAAATTTATTTTTTGTGTTACCGAAAGCCACTGAAGAACAAGATGCTCACGATACATATATGCAATATGTAAATGATGTTCACTGGTACGGTATGCATAATTTAAAATCACTTTATTATTTTAGGTCTGATGCAGCTAGAGCAGCAGAGAATGTTAATATAAAAGTTCCACGAATAAAGCTAGATGATGTGGAATGTATAGCTTGTGAGGGATAATATGAAACACAGTATAGCAATGTTAATAGTTAGTATACTAGGTATTGGTGGAATACTCTATACAACTATCATAAATGCAGAAGTGTCTGGGTACGGAGACGTACATGGTTGTGGAGGTGAATGTTACAAAGAATATACTGTAAAGTATGGTACATTTACAGAACAACTAGAAGCAAAAAGAGTTGCAATGCAAACAGAAACACCTGCTGACAAAGGTGCTAAGATATATGTTAACTGTAATATGTGTCACGGCATGAAAGGAGAAGGAGGTATTGGACCGAAACTATCTGGCAGTACGTCTATTGTAAAAATGTTAATGCAATATAAAAACGGAGAAACTAGAGGTGCACAGTCTGCTCTTATGTGGGGTCAAGCTGCTAACTTATCTTCTGAAGATATGAAAAATTTACAAGCTTACATTGATACTTTATGAAACCAAGACATGTTAAGAGATTTGAAGATTCTTTATCTTATCCAGAGTACACTGAAGAAGATAAAAAGAAAGGTATGAATAATAAAGACTTAGACTTCATGGCAGAAAAGCCTTTACTCTGGGCAGTAATAATACCGTCTATTTTTGTAATTGGTATAGGATTGTTACCTTTCATTACAATGCTAATTTTTTTTGACAAACCAGAATTTCTTAAACCATAAGGAGGTAATTATTATGAAATGTTGGCACTGTAATACAGAATTAATTTGGGGTGGAGACCACGATATTGAAGAAGAAAACGAAGAGTTTACAATGGAAACAAATTTAAGCTGTCCTAATTGTAGAGCTTTTGTTGTAGTTTATTTACCTAGAGGAGAAAATTATTATGACTAAATATTCAGGAGCACTATTGTATAAAGCTCTAGAAACAAAATACAAAGCAGAAAAAGCAGAAGCTAAAGCTAACCTTGAAGTATTTTTTGAACACAAAGTAGCCGTAGCAGACCACCCTAATGTTGTCGAGTCTATGGATAAACTTATAAAAAAATATTCGAGTGCTTCAGAAAAATTAGAAATATTACAGGAGGATTTTTAATGAGCTTATTAGGAACAAGAGATTACTACAAACCATTTGATAACCCATGGATGTTTGATTACTATGTATTACAAAATCAAATGCATTGGATGCCGGAGTCTGTACCTTTACATACAGATGTTAAAGATTGGCAAGAGTTATCTAATACTGAAAAGAACTTATTAACACAAATATTCAGGTTGTTTACACAGTCCGATGTAGATGTTGGTTCTGGTTATATAGATAGATACATGAGAATATTTAAAAAACCAGAAGCAAGAATGATGATGGGGTCATTTGCTAACATGGAGTCTATACACCAACATGCTTATAGTTTATTGTTAGATACTGTCGGTATGCCTGAGATAGAGTACAAAGCTTTTTCCGAATACGAAGAGATGTCTAACAAACACGAGTACATTAGTAATTTGAAAACAACTAAAAGAGATAAAGAAAGTATTGCAAAAACTTTAGCAGTGTACTCAGCTTTTACTGAAGGACTACAACTGTTCAGTAGCTTTGCAATCTTGTTAAACTTTCCAAGGTTCGGTAGAATGAAAGGTATGGGTCAGATAGTTACCTATTCTATTAGAGATGAGTCAATGCATGTTGAAGCCATGACAAAACTTTTTAGAGAGTTTATTCAAGAGAACATAGAAATATGGACTGACAAGTTTAAAAAAGAATTATACGATATATGTAGACACATGGTAGAACTTGAAGATAAATTCTTAGACTTAGTGTTTGATATGGGAGACATACAAGGATTAACTAAGAAAGATATGTATGCCTATAATAGATATATAGCAGATAGAAGACTGCTACAACTAGGACTCAAAACAAACTTTGACCAGAGGGAGAATCCGTTAGGTTGGTTAGATGAAGTTATGGGAGTTGAACATCAAAACTTTTTTGAGGGTCGTGCTACTTCATACATGAAGGCAGGATTAAGAGGAAGACAAGACCAGATAACTTTCGCATCCATGGAGGAGAATAATGGCGAAGAAGAAAGAAGCTAATATAATAAGTTTTAAAGTAGTGCTTACTGCTAACAACGATATTGTTACGGAGTTAAGTATGCTACCGGTAGAAGAAGTAGATAAGGTATTTAAAACTAGAGACGAGAATGAAATAGTTAAGACTATCCTACAGGCAGGAAAAAAGAAATTTTCCACCTTACATAATTATTTTCAGAGTGAACTAGATTTTATAAAGTAGTTCTTATAGTGCTGTAATTGAAGCATACATTACTGTCATTGTTATCCAGAACAGGATACAGAGGACACAGAAATCCTCGCCATTGCCATTTTTCACTAGCTTTTTTTACCTCCATAAGCATTGGTTAAAATTATTTTGAATCTGTTTGTTTTAGCTTGTCATAGCTTCTCATTCCTGCAATTCCTAACATGCCGGTTAGAAGTGGCATCATTACACTAGCATCAGCTTGTGGTATATCTATACCAAAACCTTTTGCTATTGGTGAGATTAAAAAGTTAATAGCTAATCCGGCAACACAAACATAACCTGTTAGTGGTCGCCATGAAGATTGAAACCAATTACCTTTAGCTTCAAGTTTATTTATTTCTACCTGTGCTAGATTAGCCTGATGAAATAGTGTTTTTAGTTCGTGGTCAAGTTGGGCTTGTAAGTCTTTATCTTTTACTAGCTTACCAACTAAATTACTCACTGGTTTTATTAATGTTTCAAACATCTTTTGCCTCCAATATTTTTCTAAGTTTTTCTGCTTTCTCCATAGCTGAGTCAGCATGTAAATCTTGGTCTACAACTTTTTCAAGTTTTATAGAATCTATTTTTTGATTGGGAATATACCTCCATGTATATCCATCATCTGAGTATACCCCGAATACAGTCTGGGTAAACCCTATTTTAATTATCATTGCTACTTGTCCATCGAGAATAACTTTGTCTCCTTCTTTAAAAGAGTTGCTAAGTCTAAAGGAAGCACCTTTTACAAAAGACATAGACCAGTCTTTCACAGCTAGACCAGTTAGCAAAGTTATTATAAAGCCGATAGCCTCGACATAGTATTGTTCTAAGTCCATATTATTTTATTTCAGGGTCAAAGTCTATAGTTCTTTCTAGAGCTTTATTAACTTGCTCAATAACATATTCAGCAACGTCTTGTTCTTTTCTCTCTAGTTTTTTTTCTACAGAATTTGTAAAGTATGTATCTAGTAAAGCTTCATAGATGTTTCTAAAGTCTTCTCGCCTTATCCAAGGCTCGTCACCTTTGGTTCTAGCTTTACAATCTATTCTATATGCTTCGTCTAAATCTCTTTCTCTGTATAATATCAACATTAGTAGCTCCAAATACGAGGAGTGGCTCGTGAGTTATCCATATCTATATGAATAAATCTTGAAGCATGGTCTCCTTTTTGTGCAACTCCTATCCTATTAATACCCTCTTCCAGAGCTATTTTAACGAGTGTCATGGCTTGTTCTCCGTTGACTAGTATATCCATAGCCTTACCAGAAGAATGAGCTCCGGGAGAGCTCTTTTTAGCTTCTATGGGGTGTTCTGGAGAACGATAAGCACTGCTTACTTTGAAAGGGAAACCACAACGTTCTCTAATCCTTTCAACTGTCTGCATAAATGCCCAGTCCATATCACATAGACCAGTGTGTTTGCATTTAAGTTCATCTTCTGTAAAGTATTTATACATTATTTGGATGCAATTAATTTTTTAGATTTTAAATCGTTTATATTACCGAGAAGAATATTAGTTTTAGCACCTTCTCCTTCTCCTCTACCTACTCTGGTTTTGTAGTTTCGTATCTTTTTAAATTGATTACTTAAAAATCCTTTTAGCCCTCTGGTATATTCCATTTTTAAATATCCATCTTCATCCCACTCAGGTCCATAATATTGCCTTGGATTATTAGATAATTTAGCATCATTAAAATTAAACTGGTCTCTAAAATAAATATCTCCGTTGTCTTCAACCGCTATACTTCCTTGTCCAAAAGTATATTGTAAAGAACGTGCAGGGTTGTTTATAAGTTCAAATGGATTATCTCTTACAGTGGAAGTTCCTCCTGCACCAAAATCTCTCCAATCATCATAATCAACAACAAATTTATCTTGAGAAATATTTCTCATTACTATATTTTTTAAAAGTGTAAACTCTTCTTCACTGAAATCTTTTTTAGTTATATTTTCTTCTTCACCAAAAAAACTTTGTGTTAATTTATCTGCCCTATCTTTAGTAAAAATATTTCTAAGAAAATCATATTTAGTATCTGAAGCTAGTTGTCTTGCTGCTAAAGGTAAAATTCCAGTATAAAATTCTTCATCATCTTTGTGTATAGCTTCAGCTTCTTGACCTCTATTTCTGTAAGTTTTTTTTATCTCTTTTAATTTTTTTAAATCTTCTTGTGGTATTTCTCCAGCTTTAACAAACTTTTTTTCAGCATCAGACATAGGAGGTGCACCTAAACTAGGCATAGGAATAGAGTCATCATTTCTATTTATAGGTGTAGGCACAGTAATAGAGTCGTCATTTCTATTTATAGGTGTAGGCATAGGAATAGAGTCATCATTTCTATTTATAGGTGTAGGCATTTCTACACGTTTCCTAGGTTTTATTTTTAGTTCTTCTAAAGGTACTACTTTTATTTCTTCCCTAGGTACAGGAGGAGGCATTGTTATACGTTCTTTTATTTCTGACTTTACAACTTTTTCAGGTATGTTTAGTTTAGCACCAGCAAAAATTAAATCAGGGTCTTTTATTTTTTTATTAGCCTTTAATAATTCTTTAACGCTAGTATCAAATCTCACGGCTAACTCTGATAAAGTATCGCCTTTCTTAATAGTGTAGCCTCCTTTCTTAAAGCCTAATCTTTCCATTTGTAAATCAGTTTTCATTCTTCTATAGCATCGTCAAGTTTTTTTAAAAAGTCTTTATTAGCTTTTTTTCTTTGTTCTAGTCTAGCTTTTTCAAAATTTCTTTCTACCAATCTTTTTGCAAACTTTCCTTTAACTGCTTCTCTAACTGGTAATTTATCAAAAACACTTACTACGTCTTCGCTTATATCAATAGCATCATAGCCTCTGGATTTTAAAAATTTTCTATGTGTATCTGTGGTTACACTTAAATAATTATGACGAGGTTTTAATAGTGTTTGAAAATCAAGCAGCTCAGTTCTGAACTTGTTCATGTTTTTATTATCGTTAGTTTTTTTTGCAAAGTCAATAAGTTTTTGTCTAGTTACTATTTCTTTCTTTATAGCATCTGACATTTCTTTAGTAGGTTTAGCAGGATTGTATATTTTTTTAACAGCTTTCTTGAATACTGCATTATCTACTAAGTTTACAAATCCTGACGAACTTCCTTTAGAACCTATTAGCCCATACATAGTAGCTGTAGTAAGCCCTTCGTCAGTAGGTTTAGCTATATAACTTCCTGCTTGAACTGCTCCTCCTACACCTCTATCAACATCAGATGATATTTCTTTTAATTTTAAAGGACTGCCGTGATAATAGTCGGTAGGTTTAATTTTTTTAATAGAGCTTTCGCCTAAATTCTTTATGAAATTATAACCTGATTTACCAAGACCTGCAATTACTTTAACAGTATTTCCACCTACTAATAATTCAATAACAGGTGCACTAGATTGTAATGACCCACTTCTAACACCTCCCCTTCTTTCTATTTCAGAATCTAGTCTAGCTTTTTCTTCGTCAGCTAAACCGCCTTCATTTAACGGTAGTCTATTTAATAAAGGAAAGTCTTCTAATACTAAACCAGAATAAGGTTCGCCAGTGTAAGGATTTACTCTATCGGCTGGATTTTCTTTAGTAAAAGGTATGTCTTCTACTCCTTCTACTAAACCTCCTTCAGTAAA